TTGACCCATTCATTGACGCGGGTTAACCACTCCGTCGCGGCCTGCGTCAGTTTGCGCAGTGCGCCGTCATCGTCATTGAACAGGTTAAAGCGCAGGCTGGACATCGCGCCCTGTAGCCGCCCGATATCCCCTTCGAGGTTATCGCGCAGGGTATCGCCCATACGGTCAGCCGCCCCGGACACATCACCCAGCTTGTTTTCGGCTCCGGCCAGCGCGGCCAGAAATTTCGGTATCTGGTCAATCGACAGGTCTTCAATCGGCGTACCGAAAAGAGCAATCGCAGCATTTGCCCGTTCTGCCGGATCTTTGATTTTTAGCAGACCGTTGGCGGTTTTCTGCATCGCGACCCGCGCCTTATCGCCGCCGCTGGCAATCGCGGTAGACATTTTGGCGGCATTGAGTCCGGCGGCGTCATAGGCTTCAATACTGGCTTTTGACATGTCCGACCCACGGATTGAGAACTCCTTAACCGCGTCGCCCGTCTTATCCAGTGCAAACTTGCCTTGCTGCGCCATCTCAACCAGCAGCGTCATCGCCTCCGATCCGCTGAATCCCATATTGCGGAAGTGGGTCGAATATTCGTGCAGGATTTCCGGCAGTTCACCGCGCATCTGTGCAGACACGCGCTGCATCCCGGACACCATCAAATCAAACGCCTCATCGCTATTTTTCGCGAGGCCGTTCTTCATCATGATGGCGGCTATCTGGATACTCTCCGCCGCGTCACCACCGAGCGCCTGTTGTACGTCCAGCGCCTTACGCGATATCCGCGCCAGCTCGGTTTCCCCGACGTCTCCCATCGCCCCCAGCGTGCTGCGCACGGCGGCTACGGCATCCGCTATCTGGTTGAGGTCATTACTCACACCCGAAGTGTTAACCTCTTTGATAACGCGGGTGTACTGTTCGCCGTCGGCAGCATTCCCGCCCGTCTGTGCGGCGATGCGCGCCCCGTGTCCGTCGGCCTGTACCGAGGGCGCAATCAGGCGGCTTTCGGCATACAGCGCCGCGGAACCGAGGCCAAACGCCGCCGCACTGGTATTGCGCACACCTGCGGTGATTTCCGCGCCTTTCTCGTAGCGCTTTCTGACCGCGTTCAGTTTTTCCTGTTGCTGGCTGACGCGGGAAAGCGCGGCGCGCTGCTGGTCAAGCTGTGTCGTTGTCTGAGATATGTTGTTGCGTAACTGGCGCTCAGCGCCGGACAGGTTTCGCGTGCTGATACCTGCCTGCTCTAACTCGGTACGCTGGCGCTGTACCGACTGGCGCAGTTGGCCATACTCCGTTTTTAGCGTGGCGGCCTGACGCTTCGCCCGCTCCAGCGCCTGCGCCTGCCGTTTGGTGGGATTCTCGCTATTGCGCAGTTCCGCCGACAGTTCGGCGGCTTTGGCCTGCGCCTGCTGGAGTGCTGCGCCTGTTTCGCCGAGCTGGTTTTTTGCCTTGCGAAAGCCATCGATACGCCCGGCCTGCGCGTTCAGCTCTTTGAGCTGGGTCTGTGAATCGCGGATATCGCCCGACAGCTTTTTACTTTCGGTTTGCACAGCCTTAAACGGGCGGGTCGCACTGTCCACGGCTTTCAGCAAAACGCTTAACTGTAGAGTGTTACTCATTGTTATGGTGTCCGCTGCGTTTCAGCGCCTTGTCGCGCCACAGGATCAACTCGGTGAGGGTCATTGGGTACAACTCCGATGGCGGCCAGTGAAAAATTACCGCGATATCCGCCATCAGCTCATCAACACTCAGGCCTCGGGGGAGGTCTCCTGTTGCGATTTCGGCGTCAAAAAACCGATCACCTTGCCTGCGATGGCAATCATATCCGGCAGTTCAAGGCGGGTGATTTCGCTTTCGGTCAGTGCTGGTAGCGTCATGCGCGGAAGTACTTTAATCATCGCGTCGACGTCCGACCCGGCCAACGCCGCCAGGCTGACGCCGCGCAGCGTTCCGGTAGTTGGTTTAATCAGGGTGATAGTGTCGATGACAGTTTCGCCGCGCTTGATAGGGGTTTCCAGTGTTACCACGTTGTCGTTTTTGTTCATGATGTTGCCTCTGTGTTCAGATAGAAAATAGAAAGAAGACGGCCAGCACCGGGCTGGCCGGACAGGGTTATGCCAGACCAATCGCCCGGCGGTGTTGCTCCAGACGGTCAACGCCGTTGACACGCTCAATCATGTTGATGGTGTCAATCTCGATCATCTCTTTGCCGTCAATGGTCAGCTTGTAGTACGTGCATTGGGTCGAAATTTTGGTTTCGGTGTCTTCGCCCTGTTTGCTTTCGCCGCCGTCGATTTCTTTATGACGGCCACGCATCACAACCTCTACCGTCACAATTGCCCCGGTGTCGTCACGCTGATACGACCCGGTAAAGCGCAGCAGCACCGCATCGGCACCCGGTGCGGCATACTGTGCCAACAACGTTTCGTCAGCGAATCCGCCCATTGTCCATTCCATCGATAGCGCGTCATCGTCCAGACCAAAATCAATCGGCGCGGTGCCGTTCATGCCGCCGCCGCGATAGTTCTCCAGCTTGCGCGTGAGTTTCGGCAGCGTAACGGCGGTGGCGACACCCATGTAGCTCATGCCGTCATTGAACAGGTTCATAAATTTTAGTTTGCGAGGCAGTGCCATAGCGCTAGCTCCTTAGCTGTTGACCGACGCGGCCAGATTCACCAGATATTTATCGGTGATGCGCTGGCGCAGGGTGAGATTTTCCAGTGGGGGAACGGGGGTATAGTCGTAATCGATATACAGCTTCCCGGACTTGAGAGTTTCCTTATCGTTGGCGGTGTCGTCATACCAGCAATCGGCATCAATGATGTAGCCGTTAGATTTCAGCTCACGAAACTTGGCTTTGATACCTTCGATAATGTCTTTGATAAGCGTGGGTGTAACGGGCTTATCCACCGCCCACATGTGCGCCTCGGCCATCGTGTCAGCCAGTACCTGTGCGGTGCGGGTGTAGTTCTCAAACAGGAACAGCGGATCGTCAGAACATGTGCGGTTACCCCAGAAGCGGAAGCCGTCCTTACGAACCAGCGTGGTAACGCCTGCCTGATTCAGCAAATCCGCATCGGTGCCGGGCGCCTGCAAATCCCAAAATACCGACGCACTGATACCCGTCACGCCGTTCACGCCGACGTTAGACAGGGTTTTATGCCATCCGGTTTCTTGGTCGATTTTGGCGCGCAGACCGAGGGCGCGGGCGGTGGCATATGCGGTGGCGCTGGCGTTGGCCGTGGTGTCCCACGCGATGAAATCAGGCCAGATCACCATCAGTTCACGCTGGCTGAAATTCTCGCGGTAGTTGATGGCGTCCGACAGGGTTTTGCAGCCCCACGCGCTGACGTAACCGAATGCGCGCAGCGACTGACAGATGGACGCTAACGCGGTGGCAACGGGCAGCGAGTCCAGCCCCGGCGCACCGATGATACGGGGTTTAACGCCTGTTACCGACATAGCATCTAACAGGGCTTTCATCCCGGTGTATTTGCCGTTTTCGTCGCTGCCGCCGATCACATTGCTGATGGTTTCAGCTTCATCTTTACCCTCGGCCACACGTACCACAACGGTAACGGGTTTGGATTGGTCTGCGATGGCAGACAGGGCAGCGGCCAGCGTACCTTTTTTCCCAGCCTTGCCGACGGCGGATAGCACGTTGGTAATCAGTACCGGGGTATTCAGGGGAAAGGTGGCTGCGTCGGCATCGGGTGCGGTACACACCATGCCGATAATGGCCGTGGATACGGTGGAAATAACGCGCGTGCCGTCGTTAATCTCGACGACCTGCACGCCGTGGTGAAAATCGCTCATTTAGCTGACTCCATAAAAATAGGCAAGGCTATTGTGTTGTGTGAGTCTGAGTCGGGCGAGTGATGCGGGTACGATGAGGGTTGGCACAACAAAGAGACGGAAAACAGGCACAAAAAAAGCCCACCGTCTCGCTAACGGTGGGCTTTGCTTTCCCTGACATGTCATTATTTTTAAAACCAACAACATAATGGCATTTTGGGTGACTATTTTATAAACGTTTATACAGATCGATTAAGCGTTATTGATCGGTGCTAGCGATCAATTCGTTACCCGGTGTCAGCGGCCAGTCGATATCAGTAGCGTTAACATCGATACGGTTCAGCAACACGGTGTATTTTTGCCACGCTGCCAGCGCGGCTTTTTCGGCGTCGGTCGCAATGTCCAGATTAACCGCATACATCAGCTCGGTGATGCGCGACGTAGCGATCGCCTTGCGTGATGCCAGCTCTTGTTGTGCGGACGTGATAGCGGCGGCGGCTTTAGCTGCTTTGTCGATCAGCCACTTTTTCCCGTTCCACTTATCAAACTCTGATGCAGGTTTCAGCAGCGTGACGCTATCCGGCAGTTCGCCAAACTGCGTCACAGTCTGCGGCTGGCGTGTTTCTGTGCTGTAAACGGTCTGGCCGCGATAATCCGGCACTTGCTCCCACGATCTGCCATCAGCAGAACGGCGGAGCGCTTGACCCACAGGCGGCAATTGCGGTTCGTCAGCATAGCTGTCCGCAGGCAGTCCAACGCCTTGCATGATGTACTCGTAACTCGCTGACTGATATTCCCGTGTAGCAGGATTAACGTGATAAACAGTAATCCACCCCGTGTTGATGGCTAATCCGCGTTCGTTCAGTTCTGCGTTTTTAATTTGTGTTGAATAGTTGCTCATTATGCTGCTCTCACGATGTAGTTAAATGCGATATTGCGCGTGCGGTTTTCGTTAGCCGTGGGTACAACTCTTGACGTGTCGAAATCAAATCTCGGTACACCGCGATGGCCGAAACCCGAGGTTGCAACTGTTCCGCCGATTCCCGTTATGCTAAATGCCCCTTCAGCACTACTGGAGCCTGTATTTTCTGTTGAAACAACAATGGAGCCAGTAATATTTCTGATTGCATCACCCTGCGCCGACATCAACGCACGCCCCGCATCAATCCCACGTCCATCATCCCAACCACGCACGAATTCTCCGCGCAAATCTGGCAGAAACCCCGACGGATAGCGTGAGGCAAGAACAGGGTATTGCGCTGTGTCGAACTGTTGGCCGTTGCATTTCAGCCAGCCAGCTGGCGCGACTGCGCTGGGGAATGGCAGGGGTAGGCCCGCAATTTCAGCAGCAGTGACTGGGGATAATAGATTTTTATCAGTCCACAACTCGTGCTTTGTTGTCACTGTTCCGTTGTTGTTGCCCGTCACCATGCTAATGCCGCCGTACGCCACGGTCGAATCTGGTGATACTCCCACCGATATTGCAGTCCACAAATCATCAGCGCGCATGATTAGCGTCGGGGAATATTGTTTAGCTATCGTATTAATTGCGTCATTGCGTATGATTTGCGTAGGATTAGATGTGTTACGTAAAAATGGCAAAAAATCGGCATCAAACATTGAAATTTTTCCACCAAAACCACCAAATCCGTATTGCCCGACGCTCATTATCGGGACATCGTTATGAAATAACTCGTTAGAATATATACGCAATGAACCACCGGATGAGGTGTTAGTACCCCCATCTGCAATGATTCTGGCATCATAATCGTTACCGTTACCGCTGGAGTTAAAATCTACAAACGGGGTGTTAGCTAAATTCTTAGAACCCAGTTCAACACCCGCATTTTTCGTATCAACAGTTACTGCTCCGACAAACACAGGGTTGTTGAGTAAACCGATGTTTTGCCTAAATTGCGTTTTGTCTCGAATATCCGCGCCGTTCTGGTCTTTTGCCAATTTTCCAGCCAACGCATTCAATACTGTTGTGGAGAAGCTCGGATCATTACCTAGCGCGTTCGCTAACTCTTGCAATGTATCCAGCGCAGCTGGTGAACCGTTTACCAGTGCTGCAATAGCAATTTTCACAAATGCCGTGGTCGCTATCTGCGTATCATTCGCCGCCACTCCAGCCGTGGGTGCCGTTGGCGTTCCGGTCAGTGCCGGGCTGGATTTCGGCGCATATTGGGCATGCGGATCAGCAGCTGACGCATGAGCATTGAGCTTATTCTCCGCGTCAGCTTTCGCATCAGCAATGGCATTCAATACCGTTGTTGAGAAGCTCGGGTCATTACCCAGCGCGGTAGCCAGTTCTTGAAGCGTATCCAGTGCCGCAGGTGACCCGTTTACCAATGCAGCGATAGCCGCTTTCACAAAGGCCGTGGTCGCCAATTGCGTGTCATTCGATGCCTGCGCCGCCGTGGGTGCGGTAGGCTTTCCTGTCAGGGCTGGGCTGGCTTTCGGTGCGTATTGCGGGTGCGGGTCAGCGGCGGCAAGGTGTAACCGCATCACGTTATCGGCGTAGGCTTTCACTTCGATCACGGCGTTATCGACATAGCTCCGCGTTGCAAGCACGACAGCCGGATCGATTTTCAGCGTCACAGCATCGGTACTGCTGACAATCAGGATCATGCGCACGGTCTGGATGCGTCCGCTACCTTCCTGTAGCTGCGGCTTGTACGTCTCAGGGCAGTTGGCGATAGCAATCAAATTGCCGTCATCGTCAAACAGGCCGATTTCACGTATCCACCATCCTCCCTCGGTTTCTGGGATCACTTGCTCGGCAATAATCTGACTAGGGTTTTTCGGGTCAACACTTAGGGTATTGAGCGCTGCCCGTCGTTTTTCACTAATCAGTGTGGTTTGTGCTGGGTTCGGTGTCGGCAGTGTGCCACCGCCATCCCCGACAGCCATTTTGGTGATGCTCAGGCGGTTACCCAGCGCGGTAGCGTTAGCCAATTTGGCGGCGCCGATGTTGGTTAACAGGGCAAAATAGGTTGCACTCATGCGGTTACGCTCACGTTGTCGATTAAATGAAGTGCTGCCCCAGTCACATCCAGACCGGATACAGTAATCGTTTCAGGAAAATAGGGGTAAATGGTCAGGTCATCACCGCTGTATGTTGTAGCGGCAACATAGGCCGCCCCCTGTGTGTCGAGGTTGATATTCAGCCCCAGCAGGTGACGTGACGCGGGTTTGGCGTCGGCAATCAGGCGCTCCAGCTCGTAAAAGGTTTCTTCGGTGATGCCGTTATCCTGCACGCCGATGTCCAGTCGGAACGTGCCAGGCTCTCCGCCGTTCTGAAACCATTCACTGATACGGATCAGATAACCAAACGGCTCCACCACACGCCGCAGCGCGCCGATGGTGCCTTTGTGGCGATGGATAAAGAACGCATCGCGGATCACTTGACGTTTCACGCTCTCCGGCCACGCCTCATCCCAGCGGTCAACGGAAAACGCCCACGCCAGATACGGCAGCAGATGTGCCGGGCAGGTGTCCGGGTTCCACAGCAGGCGCAGGGGAACGGGTACGCGGGTAATCTCGGCACAGGCGGTGGCGGCGGCGACTTCCAGCGCGGACGACCCGACAGGCAGCAGGCGGGTATCACTCATCGGCACCGCCAACATTCAGTTGATAGCCGGAACAATATGACGCCTGCGCAGCGGTCAGAACAATATCAGTGACGGGTTTCGTCAGCTCGACTCGTTGCACGCCTTCAACGTGCAGCGCAGCGTAAATCGCCGAGCGACGAATATCCCGCCCTAATCGGTGCTGCGCGCTGATATAGGCTTTCAGCTTCTGCTCGGCAGCGGCGCGCACTGGCTCCGCTTCGGGACTCCGATACAGGTACAGCGTGGCGTCAATCTCATACGGCACAATCGCGGCGGATTGCACCGTTACCCGGTCAGCCACCGGGCGCACGTCTTCGCCGTTGAGTGCAGAGGCAACAATAGCAACCAACTCCGAGCTGGCGCTGCCGTCACCCTCGCGTGACAGTACCGACACGGTGACGCTGGCCGGGCTGGGGCTGATAACCGACACATCCGCTACACGCCCGTCGGCGCTGCGTCCGTGGTACTGGTAAGCCCCAACCGACCCGGCAACGCTTAATCCCTCGAAAGACTGCTGAATGCGCAGGCGCAAATCGCTATCGGATTCCATCAGGGCAGGCGTTGGCGGCAGGGTTGAATCGTCAGCCGGGGTGATAACCAGACGGGAAACGCTGAAATTGGCGCCGAGCTGGTCGAGGTCATTCCCCTGCGCAAATGCCACCATCACGGCGCGTGCGGCCTCATTGACGCGCTGATACCACAACAGCTCACGATAAGCACTTTCCTGTAGCAGTTTGACGAGTGGCTCTGATTCCAGCGTCAGCGTGCGGGCAACGGCGGCTCTCTGCTCCTCTGGGTAGAGCGACAGCAGCACCGCTTTGCGCTCGGTATAAATCGTCTCGTAGTCCAGTTCTTCCACCACGGCAGGCGCGGGAAGCTGGCTTAAATCAATCATCGCCATCGTGTCAGCTCACAGGAACAGAAAGAGAAACGGCGTTGCTGTCAGCCAGCACGCCCGTAATATCAACAGCCAGCTTGCCGTCGAATGTGCTCGTCAGGTTGATGGCCGTCAGCGTGATGCGTGGCTCCCAGCGCAGCAGCGCCATGTAACACGCGGCCATGACCTGCAATTTCACGGCGGGGTTTTGCGGCTGGTCGATCAGCGCTGACAGCAGCGACCCGTAATCCCGGCGCATCACCCGTGACCCGACGGGCGTAATGAGAATATCGCGCACGCTCTGTCGAATGTGCTCAAGGTCGCCGAGCGTCTGGCCGCTGTCACGGCTCATGCCGAGGTAGCGGGCTGTCATAGTGGGGCACCCGTTATGCCGCCGCTGTCGCCGGGGTGTTTGTGGGTGTGCAACACTTTGCCATTGGACGACAGCGACCCGCCGGAATGCTGAATATTGCCGCGCATTTCCCCGCCTTGTTGTACTTCCAGCGTTCCCGTAATCAGCTTGTTGGTACAGACCACTTCCGGCGTGTCGAGTGTGATACGGGTTGACGCCCTCACGGTGACCAGCGGCACCGTTGCAGTGAGGGATTCAGATGCGGTGATATCGGCGGTTTTAATCCCGCTGACGGTCAGCGCTGAGGTTGCGGGTTCGTACTCAATCACAGCACCATCAGGAAAGCTGACGTGATACGCATCGGCAGAGGCCGACGGCGCGGGGTTGTTATCGGAATAGATGCCGGGCAACACAAAGGCGGTGTCCAGTTCGCCGCCGATGGACAGGATCAACACCTGCTCACCGATGGACGGTGCCCACCAGTCGCTGGAACGACCAGCACGGCGGGTTAACCAGTTCAACCAGCCTGTGGTCATTTCGCCAGTTTGAACACGGCACAGGGCGTCGGCTGTGTTGACGTGGGTCACGACGCCGACACGGATCAGATTGCGCAATAAGCGCTGAATTTCAGTAAGGGTAGCTTGTGTTTTCATGGGGAAAAGCATGCCGCCGTGGGGGAACGGCGGCAAGGTGATGCGGTTTGCTGGTCTGCCAGACAACAAGCGACCTGCATATTGACAAATAAGTCACAGCTTATATTATATAAGCCATAGCTTATTACGGAGTGGTAAGAATGTGGACGGTAGTTTTGACGGAACGATTTACCGCATGGTTAGAAGAACAGGAAGGTTCTCTACAGGAAAAAATGGCGGCTGACCTGATGCGCCTTGAATTTTATGGCCCACAGCTTCCCCGCCCCTACGCTGACGGCGTGAAAGGTTCACGCTATCGCAATATGAAAGAGTTACGCGTGCAACATGCCGGGCACCCAATTCGAGCTTTCTTTGCTTTCGATCCCGAGCGTCAGGCTATCGTGTTGTGTGCCGGGGACAAAAGCAATGATAAGCGGTTTTATGACACCATGATCCGTATCGCGGATGATGAATTTACCGAGCATCTGGCAAAGAGGAATCACTAATGAAAACGCTCAAAGATTTTATTGCGGCGCAGTCACCAGAAAGTCAGGCCCGCATTAAAGAAATGGCCGATGAAATGATTCTGGAAACGGGCCTACAGATGTTGAGGGAAGAACTCCAGCTTTCACAAAAAACCGTTGCCGATGCGATGGGGATTAAACAGCCCGCGATCACTCAGATAGAACAGCGCGGTAACGATGTCAAACTGGCAACGTTGAAACGCTATATTGAAGCGATGGGCGGCAAGTTAAGCCTGACGGTTGAACTACCGGATGGCGGCGGGCGGGTATTCCATATCTGAAAATATAACAATGCCCCGTATCTACGGGGCATGATTTATTTACTCAGGTGCTCTATCAGTAACCCTTCGATTTTTTTTATCTCCGGTTCACTAAACCCTAATAGCGGCCTTGCCTCATATTGCACATCATCGCTGTTGCGGTTAGGCCGATCGCGCAGGCCATACTGATGCACTCGCGCCATGCGCTGCACTCGCCCGACAAACTCCACGCTGGCCGCATCGGCGGTGCCTTTGGCTTTCAGGTATTTGGCGGTGCGCAGCTTCTGAAACATCTGGCGCTTTACCCGGCCTTTTTTGCCTTTGATCGGCTGTGCCCTGCGCGGAGCATAGGCCGTGCCATCCGGTGCTTGCTGCTGTTTGATATGCTGTTGCTGGCTGCTGCGTAAAGCTTTTGCCATCTTTCCGGCCAACTGGCGACGGCCAGACGCAGACAGGCTGGCAAGCAGCCCGGCCAGCTTGTCGTCAAAGGGTTTTAACTCATTCATGCCACTGACTCACTAACTCGCCGCTGATATACATGGAATCTGGGCGTGTGACAGGAACAGGTAGCGGCGGCTCTGGCGCGTGGGTGACGTGCAGCGCTTTGTCTACCTCTTTGACGATCACCCGCTCGGTGAGTTTCAGGCTGATGCTGATATCACAGCTTCCGTTATTGTTAATATCCGCAATATAAGCAAACCCTTTCCGGTCATGGGCGATATCGGGCTGATTTTCCCGTAACCATGCCTGAATCGGCACCAGTAGCCAGTCGATATCGTCAGTAAAATCCGTGATGACCAGATTCAGCGTGTACTGATTTTCAAACGACAGCGACGCTGCCAGCGTGGACACTACCGCGCCACTGTCGATAAAGATGTGCAGCATGTCTGGGTTATTTTTCAGTACCGGCACCGCGTCACTTAAGGCGCTGCGCAGGCTGTTGGGTTTCAACATGCTGCGCCCTCTGCTTCGGTATGCTCGTAACGGGAAATGGTTTTACCGCGGCCGTTCATGACATACGCCACATCACCCGGATTCAATACAATCCGGCCATTCATGCCAGATACAGCAATGTTTTGTTTTGCTGGGCTGTAACCTACGCTGACGCCACTGTGGATCTCTTCACCGCCATTAAGTGAAACTACTTTTACTGTTAACATACGTACCTCTCCTATTTGTTTAAATATTAATGAGTTATTTCACTACAGGATTGTGTTGTTCCTGACAGTGCTTGATGGTTTCGACCTGTAGCGCACAGCTCACCAGTGCGCCTTCTAACTGGCGGTTATCCGCGCTTAAATCACCGTTGGTTTCCGGGCGGCTGCCCGGTATCGGGCAACTCGTTACTTTCGGACAGCCAACGTAAATAATCGTCGGGGTTGTCAAAGGCGGGGCGGTGGTGCAGCCGCTTAAGATCGTCAGGCAAATTAGCGCTGTACCAGTGGCGTAAATCGGCGTTTTCATTAAGCAACCTCGTTAGTGTACGTTCGCGCCCGGCGGCCAGTTGCCCGGCCTGTGACAGTTTCGTGCGGAGTTCCGCCTGTGCCTGTTCGTTGCGCTGGGTGTTGTCCTGCAACGTCCTGATAGCCGCAGACTGTGCCAGCAACGTGTCTTTTTGCTTACTCAGGGTAGTAGCCTGCTGGCTTAACGTCTTCTCTGCGTGGGACAGTTGCCACTTAGCCAAAACAAGCACGGCCAACAGGCAGGCGGCAACGATAGCGAGAAACTGCGTGATGGGTTTACTCATCATGCCAGCATTCCCCCGGCCTGCTGGTACACCTGAAGCAGCCTATCAATGCTGTGCTCACGCTGGCCGTAACCTGCACCCGGCAACGACGCCCAGATGTTCCGGCACTTGGAAATTGCCCGTTCAATGTCGCCATGCTCGATATCGGCCAGCGCCCGTCGCTCGTTGATGAGTTGCACGGCCAGCTTGTCTTGTGATGCAGGGCTAAAATCCGGCAGATTCATGCGTTGCTGATAATGCGGCCAGAACAGATAGAGCTGTTGATAACGCCCGGATGCCGTGGACTTTTCACCCCGACGGTTAAACACTTTCGCCGGACGGCCAGACGCGAACGGGTGATCGCGGTAGTCGGTGAAAATTTCCTGCTTTCCATCCAACCCGGTGACAATCACGTCATAGCCATGATTGCGCGTCAGCGGGTGTGTCGCCGTTCCCTCGGAAAAGGCCAACATGTCCAGAAAGGCGGTAAGATTTTTACTGTTCACCATCGGTTTTCTTCCTCTTGTCCAGTTGGCTTTTAATCAGCAGTTCAATCGCCTGATATCCCGCTATCCCCAACGCGGCACCGATGCCATTGATGGCGACGGGTGACAGGTTAGGAAATTGCACTAACGCGACTCCCGCCACCATCGACACAAAGCCGCCCAGCAGCACGCGACCAATAAACAGGCGCAACGTGACAGGCTCCCCGCCTGCCAGCACTTTTCCGACGACGATCAGCGCGCCAATCAGGAATAAAGACAAAATACTTTTATCGGGTTCGTTCACGGTTCACTCCCATAACTGAACGGACTCACGGACAGGGGCGGCGGCAATATCCGGCAGGGTTACCGCGGTGCCGTGGGGCAGAATTGCCCCGAATTCGGCTAACCCCGGATTAGCGGCTAACACCGCCTCGACAGCACCCTGCGTGCGCCCGTAATGGCGATAACACAGGGCGTCCAGCGTGTCGCCCTGCTGGGCGATAACGTTCATCAGATATGCCCGATGATGCAGCGGGGCTTATCCTGCAAGTGGCTGATTGACCAGCGCGCATCGCGCCACAGCTCATCAATCGTGCCGTCGAGCGCATCGGCCTTGCGGTCTCCTTTGGCGCTGGCGTCATAGCTCCGGTAACGCTCGTACAGCGTCGCCGTGGTAATGGAACTGACCGCACGCAGGTAGTGATGATGCTTTTCGCTCTGGCCATCGAGCTGCTCGGCGGGAACGCTTGCCAGTGTGGTAAACCCTGCCGCCCATTGTTCTTTTCGGTACTCGTACAGCTCAGCATTCACTTCTGAAATCGCGGTTAATGCGGCATGACGCAGGCGCTCCGGCGTGACGGTGTTTTCAAGACGCATCAGCAGACGTAAGGTTCCCGGCTCTACATCCGGCCAGAAAAAGGTGTTTTTGATTACCGCATCCTGTTGCGCAGGCACCGGAATAACCACCGCATCCGGGCGTGGCTCCGCTTTCGCGGGGAAAATCATTGTCGTCATGACAACCTCTGAATAGGTGGGCGGTGGACACAGGCACAGAAAACGGTAAACCGTTCCGGCCTGTGTGCCGCCCGGCGCGGGGCGCGTTGGGTTAACGGCTGGCCGCTGCTTTGCGCAGCGCGGTTTCCAGCCGCTCTATGTCTTTTTTAACGCCGCTTCGGCTATCAAGCTGAAAGGCGCGTTTCAGGTGAAACAGGGCTTGCTCCGGCTTGCCGCTGTCACGCAGCACCAGACCAATAATTTTGTGCAGTTTGGCGCGCACTTGGTCGGGCATGTCTTCGGCGTCGGTGAGCGTCAGCGTGTCGATCAGCAACTCAATAGTGACCGCCTGCCCGGCGGTATAGGCGCGGGTTGCGGCATCGGCTACCTCTTCGGCTAGCAGGTACGGCGTCGGGCGAGTGTAGCCCTCCGGCATCACCAGCTTGTGCGCAAGTGCATAGCGGGCAATTTCCAGCGCGCCGGGGACGTCTCCGGCGTCGAGCTTCCACACCATGACGCTCATCAGTACCGCATCCTGTGCGCCGCGCCCGTTGGCAAGTACCCCCGCCACCCACGGCGCATACGCCTCTAACATTCCGCGTTTCATTTCGGCCTTACGCTCCATGGAGCGCACCTGTTTTAACGTGCGTTTGTCAGCCGCAAGCCGGAACAGCATTTGCTCGTATCCGGTGGCCTGTCGCAGCGGGTCATTCTCCCGCTGCGACGCCTCAGCAGCCGACACCCGCATCATGTGACGCTGGGCGGGGCTTAGCATGGTTTAGGCTCCGGTGTTATCGTTTGTGTTTTCAGTACCTGACGGGGCTGGTTCAGCGGTCTTTTCCGCTTCCGGCGGTTTTGGGAACTTACCGAGCTGGATGTTTTCGATCAGACAGCCGCAGCCGTAATCCTCCACCACATAATCTTGTTTGATAGATTCGTAGTTTTCGATACGGTCACGCTTAGCAACTTCTTCAATGTGACGGCGGTGACTGTCGTCCATGTAGTAAATCGACAGGTTATCCAGACGGGTAATCATCAGCGCATTGGCTGGGAAATACGGCACACGTACCGCAGGTAAGTTACCGATGCGTTTTTGGCTAACAATAACGTCAGCGGCCAGCATTTCGCTGTTTTCCTGCTGCTTGTTGACCAGCGGGAAATACTTATCAGAAAGTAACTGACGGCCACAGATCACCACCAAATCGGGATCTTCTACATGCCATGGGTCAAGTAATGTTTCCGTAGTATTCATGACCAGCGCGTCGAGCGTTTCATAATCGCCGTTCTCTCCAACGCGGATCACATCGGAAATCACGGTGCCATCCTCACCCGTCATTTTGTCCATCACTCGTGCAGGCGATTCGGTGCGGTATTTTTGCAGCCAGCCCACGGCCACATCCTGCAATAGCGGATATTTAGCACGGTCAGAGGTTGCCGCACGTTTTACGCCATTGAATCCGGCCATGATGTAATCCAGCGACTGACGTTTGGCGATGGCGTTACGTAAACGCAACTGGAAGTCCTGAAAACGCGCCCACAGGTCGAGGGTGTTGTAACGGATATGGAAATCAAAGTTCATCTGTTCGCACTTGTACTGACGCGCTGCCAGACTCAGCAAATTGGCGGTTTCACGCTCGTCACCGTTTGAGGTATCCGTGGTGCTGGCAACTGACCCGGACACGCCGAGGCCGATTTTTTCCCCGGTCAGCTCAGCAACGGGCACGATATTGATGCGGGTCAGGAAGTCGCTGGATTCCTGTACCACTTCCATCAGTGACTGCGTGACGGATGGCTCGACGCTGAATTTCTTGCTCAGCGTTTCGACTTCAACGCCGTTGATGCTGGCAAGCTGGGTCAGGTAGGCATTAAATTTAAAACGGGTTTCTTTACGCATTGTTTTTCCTGTTCTTTCCGAAAAAGGGTATCAAGGGGCAGCGCCCCGGTTAGCAGTTGGTCAGCAACGAGGCTTCACCGTCGCCGCCTGTCGCCGGGGGGCGGCGCGTCTGTGACAGGCTTTCTGTGCCGTCCAACGTGGCTTTGAGGTCGCTTAACTGCTGCTCACTGGCGCTCAGCTTCTGCGTCAGGGTGGCAATGTCCTGCTGTTGGCGCTGTTCAAGCTGGGTAAAGCGCTGATCCACGCTGTCAGCATTGGTCTGTACCTGTCCGGCGACTTCGGCCACGGCTTCATGCACATCATTGAAACGGGCGTCGTCGCTGGACTGCTTGCGGCCAAACAGCGCTTTCACGCGGGTTAACAGCGTCGGCTCCACGTCCGGCAGGTCTTCAAACTCCAGCGTCACTTCGGTAGCGACAGAAAAGAGGTTTTCCGGGGAAGATTTACGGGTTGCCAGCGGGTTGTTTTTGGCTTTGGCACTGAATTCCAACATTTCCGTGCCGAGGCTGGCTGGATCGTCAGTGACGGCCAGACCGACCAGATAGGCTTTGCCTGTGTTGGCAAAATTGGGCTGGATTTCCATGGAGGTATAGATTTTCTGGCGCGCTTTAATCATCGCCACCAATTCGTCGGTCGGATCGATTTTGGCGAACAGTGCCAGCTTGCCGTTAAGCACAGAGTCATCCTCAATCTTTTCTGCTTTCAGCTCGACCACATCGCCATAGCGGCGAAACGGGCTATCCGGCAACACGCCTTTCAGATGCTCAAGGTTGATGCGGCAACCGTAGACGCGCGGATCAAAGGTGTCCGCCATCTGTTGAATATCGTTGGCGTCAATCACGCGACCGTCGCAAGTGTCGCCCTCGACACCGACGCGGAACCACTTAGAAACTTTCTTTGCCATTTTCTCATCCGTTGTTTGCGGGAAGTCGGGGCGAGTATCCGGCGTGACACCTTGCCGTGCCATCAATCACGGTTCGCTAACCGCTGACACAACAGGCACTTAAGGCGGGGATGGTCGGCGCTGACGTAGCCTTGCCGTCATGAATACCGCCATCGATACCACCATCATCAGCGACCCACGACGACAAGCCGCTTTGCTCTATTGGCAGGGCTTTTCGGTGCGTCAGATTGGGGAAATGCTGAACCAGAAAACGCCGACCGTTCAGAGCTGGAAGCAGCGCGACGGCTGGGACGCCATCGCCCCGGTATCGCGTGTTGAAGCCAGCCTTGAGGCACGGTTGATTCAGCTCATCATGAAGACGAAAAAGGAGGGGCATGACTACAAAGAAATCGACCTGTTAGGCCGCCAGATTGAACGGCTAGCGCGGGTGAACCGCTACAGCCAGACGGGCAATGAGGCCGATCTCAATCCCAACGTGCGCAACCGCAACAAGGGTGAACGCAAGGCACCAGAAAAAAATATGTTCAGCGAGTCGGCTATCGAGAAGCTGAACGACATTTTCCTGAGTGAGATTTTCGAGTACCAGCGCGGCTGGCATCAGGCCGGACTCCAGCACCGTATCCGCAATATTTTGAAATCGCGCCAGATTGGGGCAACTTTCTATTTTGCTCGGGAGGCGCTGATTGATGCGCTGACCACCGGGCGTAATCAGATTTTCCTGTCAGCGAGTAAGGCACAGGCACACGTCTTTAAAAATTACATCATCGACTTTGCCCGGCTGGTCGATGTTGACCTGAAAGGCGACCCGATGGTGCTGCCGAACGGGGCGCGCCTGTTCTTCCTCGGCACCAATATCCGCACCGCGCAGAGCTACACCGGAAACCTGTATCTGGATGAATATTTCTGGATACCCAAATTTCAGGAGCTGCGCAAGGTTGCCAGCGGCATGTCGTTGCACAAGAAATGGCGCTCCACGTACTTTTCAACGCCATCGAGTCTGGCACACAGCGCCTACCCGTTCTGGTCGGGTGAGCTGTTCAACAAGGGACGCAGCAACAAAGCCGATCACCTCCATCTGGATTTAAGCCATGCCAACCTTTCCGGCGGCGTGCTGTGCGGTGACGGGCAGTGGCGACAGATTGTGACGGTAGAAGATGCGCTAGCCGGGGGCTGCAACCTGTTCGACCTTGACCAGCTCACGCTGGAATACAGCCCGGCAGAGTATCAGAACCTGCTGATGTGTGAATTTGTTGATGATAAGGCGTCAGTGTTCCCGTTTGAAGAGCTACAACGCTGTATGGTCGATGCGCTGGAAGAATGGGAAGACTTTAACCCCTACGCGCTACGCCCGTTTGCCTATAAACCTGTCTGGATTGGTTACGACCCGTCACACACAGGCGACAGCGCGGGCTGTGTGGTACTGGCACCGCCGCAGGCACCGGGCGGTAAATTCCGCATCCTTGAGCGCTTCCAGTGGAAAGGCATGGACTTTGCCGCACAGGCCGACGCTATCAAGCTGCTGACGGAAAAATATATCGTTGAATACATCGGCATTGATGCAACCGGCATCGGTCAGGGTGTTTACCAGCTTGTGCGCGGCTTCTTCCCAGCCGCACGCGAAATCAAATACTCACCGGAAATTAAAACCGCGATGGTGCTCAAGGCGAAAGACACCATCACCAGCGGGCGGCTGGAGTACGACACCAGCCACACCGACATCACTCAATCGTTCATGGCCATACGCAAAACCATGACGGCCAGCGGGAACCGCACCACCTATGAAGCCAGCCGCAGCGAGGAAATCAGCCACGCCGATGTGGCATGGGCAACCATGCACGCGCTGTTAAACGAACCCCTGACCGCGATTAACGGTCATGTCCCTGTCAGCATTTTGGATTTTAACGAATGAAAAAGCGTAAATATCGCCAGCCAACATCAGCACCCGTCAACCAGCCGCAGCCAATGGAGGCGTTTACTTTTGGTGAGCCGTCCGCCGTTCTGGATCGCCGCGACATTTTGGACTATGCCGAATGCATCCATAATGGCCGATGGATTGAGCCGCCGATCAGTTTTAGCGGTCTGGCTAAAAGCCTGCGTGCGGCGGTACATCACAGCTCACCGATCTACGTGAAACGTAACATTCTGGTGAGCACGTTTATCCCGCACCCGCTATTGAGTCAGCAGGATTTTAGCCGCTTTGCGCTGGATTATCTGGTGTTTGGTAATGCGTTTCTGGAAAAGCGCCTTAATCGCACAGGCGGCATCCTGCGCCTAGACTCCAGCCCGGCAAAATACACCCGGCGCGGGGTAGAAGATGATGTTTACTGGTTCGTGCAATCATTTAAAGAGCCGCACCGCTTTGAACCGGGGAGCGTGTTTCATCTGCTTGAACCGGATATCAATCAGGAAATGTACGGCCTGCCAGAATATATCAGCTCGTTAAACTCGGCATGGCTGAACGAATCCGCGACGCTGTTCCGGCGCAAGTATTACCAGAA